GGCTCGGCATTGTCTCCCGTTGGAGCACAAGTGCCACCGCGCCGGTTGACATTGGCGATCATGGGGCAGGGCATCAGGCAGTGAGCTTCCTTTCCTCCAGCGATCCACTGGCACTGCTGGCCATCCAGGCCGGTCAGATCAACGCACCAGCTGATGCAACCGCCGCGCAGGGCACCACAGAGCTGGATCGCCCGCAGCGGTTCGCGCAGATTGGTGAGCCGGTGCCGATCGTGTTCGCCCGGGTCCGCAACAGCAAAGGTGGCATCCTGATCAGTCCCGGCGCCACCGAAGCACGCTTTGAGAATGACGCCAGCAACAACGTCACCGCCTATTACATGCTGGTGCTGAGCGAGGGCCAGCTCGACAGCATCCCGGTCAAGGATGTGTTTCAGCGTGCCTGCCGCGTTGGCGCTCATACGCAGACCTACAACCGCAGGGCTGGCACCTGGGCGCCCGGCAACTTCCTGGTGCAGCGTGCCGGTAAGGATTTGCCCGAGGCGCCGTTCTTCTGCGGCACGGTCGGCAGCTACCCGGACATCAGCACGCTCAGCTTCAACGTCACCATCCCGGACGGCTTTGATCAGTACAACCGCCAGGTGCATCTTTTCATCCGTGGCGGCATGGCCGTCACCCGGATCTACGACAGCGTGACCGGCCCTAGCGACAACTTCGCGGACTTGGTGAAGTGGTTGCTGGTCAATACCAGCAGGGTACCAGCGGCGATGATCGACAACACCGCACTGCTGGCGGCAGCCACGTTCCTTGAGGTAAACGGCTTTACCTGCAACATCGAGATCCGCGAAAGCACCAACTACTCAGACCTCGCCGCCAGGCTGGCGCCCTACTTCCTGCTGGCTGAGAGCAGCGCAGGCGGCAAGCGCGGGTTGCGGCCATTGCTGCCGGTAACTGCGGGCGGCGCCATCAAGACCACGGCGATTACGGCTGAGTACACCTTTACCGAAGACACGGTGCTGCCTGGCACGCTGGAAATCAACTATCTGTCACTGGCCGACCGGCAGCCGTTCGTGGTGCAGGTGATCTGGCGCCAGCAGTTAGAGAGCGACATCGGCATCATCCGCACCGCTGAGGTGCGTTACAGCGGCACCGCCGAGACCGGGCCGTATGAGTCGCATGATCTCTCGACGTTCTGCACCAGCGAGGATCACGCCGTCAAGGTTGGCGCCTACATCCTGGCCAAGCGGCTATACACCACGCACACCATCCGGTTTGCAGCCAGGCCGCAGGAGCACAACACGCTGATCAGCGCTGGCGACATCATCCGCGTGCAGCTGGCGCGTGACAACACCACCTACGCCAACTCGGTGCATGACTACCTATACCAGGTGGAGCGGATTGCCAAGACACTGGCGGGTGATGTGAGCTATGAGGCCACGCACTTCCCGATCGACGACCAAGGCCGCAGCCTGATCGCATTGGATGTGGCTGCTGCTGTCGGCACCGGCATCATCCTGCCAAGCGGCCGCACCGGCGTGAGCTGTGATGTGAACTCCAGCAGCGACAACACCATCCCGGCTGAGACGTTCACGGATGCGGATGGTGCTGACCCACTGGAGCTATCACCTAGCGGCGGCGGCCTGGGCTTCAACGATTCAGCGCCGACTGGCGACACCGACAATGCTGATGACGAATTGGATGCCGGTGTAATTCCATTATCTGTTACCAATCCAACAGGCGCCATTGGTGCAACTCCTGGCGCTCAGGCAAGACTGCCAAATACTTGCAGCGGCACGCCAATCTACGCATGGTATGACAGCACTGGAACGATTAACATTACAAACATTGCCGCCAATGTTCCAGCCATTGTGCTAACTCGCAATGACATCGGACAGGAAATCTACGGCAGCGTTGATTGCGGAGGGGGCGTTCCCATTACTTACTTTGGGCCTATCGCTGCAATTAGCGGTACACCAAGTCTGTCTCAAAAGTTTGTTGGTTCGTACAGCGTTGGATACCCCGATGCACCGGGCGGACCTGGGGCAGGTGGTAGTCTTACTAGCTACGGAGAACCTTGGTATAGCGAGCAAGGTGCGCCAGGTGGCCCCCGCGCAAACACGACCATTCTTTACGGCTTTGACTCGACAGGCGCTCTTGTGGAGCTAGTGTCATGGCAGACTTTTCTTGACGGAAATCCTGCATGGCCGTGGAAACCTACAGCTGGCAGTAGCAATTCTTCCAACGGAACCAAGGTGGTCGAAATAAGAGATGCGACCACTAATGCGCTGTTGTACAGCTACTAAGTGTGGCCACCTTTCCCTCCCTAACACCAGCAACCCGCGCCTTCACGCCAGGCGAGTATCCGCACACGCCGTTCAGCACCTACAACGGCCTGCAGAATCGCGTGCGCCATAGCAACGTGATGCTCAGCAGTTCAGTGCGGCTGAGCTTTATTGCATTGGCCGAGGCTGACATGCTCAGCATCCTCAGCCATTACCAAGACCAGTTCGGCAGCTTTGAGAGCTTTACGCTGCCGTCCAGCATTTGGAGCGGTGTCACCACCATCAGCGACTACGAACTGACGGATTACCGCTGGCGATACACGGACGCGCCAACCGTAGATGACGTTTACTGCGGGCGCTATAACGTCGAGCTGACGCTCGAAACCGTGCCGCCTGAAGGCAAGTTTGTCAGCGGCACTGAGCTGGCTGTAATTGTCAGCCTCGCGCCAGGATCTGTCACAACAACCAACGGCCTGCAGCAGAGTGTCACACTATCCATTGCAGGCGGTTCGGCTTCTGTGGTTGCTGATGGTGGCGGTTACGACTTCTCATCATTCCTATACTGGGATGAAGACCCTTACACCAGCTGGGACTGATTCATGGCAGCTCCCAACATCAAGAGCGGCAGCTCCGTCACAACAGTCACTGGCAAGACCGTGGGTTATGCCGTCACCACCTCGATGGCTGCAGCGCTGAGCAATGGCGCCAGCAGCGGCAAGGTACTGAAGATCAACTCGGTGTACTGCGCCAACGTGGATGGCACCGCAGCAGCTGACATCAGTTTGGAGCACTACAACGGCACCACGGGTTTTGCCATCGGCAAGACGATCACCGTGCCAGCTGATGCCACTCAGGTGCTGGTCACCCGCGAGGCATACATCTACTTGGAGGAAGGCCACAGTCTCCGCGCACAGGCCAGCGCCGCTGGCGACCTGGAGCTGGTCATCTCTTACGAGGACATCAGCTGATGCTCGGCTTCAATGGCGGATTGATGGGCGTCCGGCGCACACCGACAACCGGCACAGCATCTGGCCTGTGGTTCCAGAATGAGCAGAGCGTGGCGAAGCGTGCAGGGATTTGGCCATCAGCCGGTGATCCAACGCCAGGGCTATCTCCAGTTCTCTGGTACGACTTTGCCGACGAGACTACCGTCACCACATCGGGAACCGAAATCACTGCGGTTACCAGCAAGGGTAGCAGAGCATGGACGCTATCAAAAAGCGCAACAGGTCCGCAGTACGTGACAGGCATCAACAGCAAAAAATGCTTGGATTGGGGCAGTAGCAATCACAACAATTATCTGCGAAATACAGACACGACGACAACGGCTATAGCTGAAATCTACGTTATCATGGATGGGGCATTTGGCGGAACTTATACTAGCTTTGGCGGATTAATTACTAGCTCAAGTGATCCCGGGTGGCGCATTAGCGGCAACAGTACTTCTTACAATCAGGACGGCACCGGCTTTGATCGCGCTTACATCAATGGCGGAACAACCGACAGATTCAGCACATCGCATTTCACTTCGCCAAGCGTTGACGATCCCTCGATCATCCGAATCTTAAATAATGGCTCGGCCTCATTTAACGCGACTCAAGGAGTTCAATTGGGTAACGATAGAACAAACGCCGGTCGTGGCTGGCTTGGCTTGATCGGTGAGGTTATATGTTTCTCTTCTGTGCTGAGCAGCACAGACCGCGACTCCCTGCAAACGTGGCTGGCCGCTAAATGGGGCATCACGCTGGTCTAACCATGCTTTACTCCCACAACGCCATCAACTTAGACTGACCTCAACGCAGGTACATCATGGCTTCCCTGATCTACAACTCATTCGTTGATGACATGGCCCGTGGTGCCATCGACCTCGACACCGATACCTTCAAGGTGATGCTGGTCACTTCGACCTACGCGCCGAACAAAGACACCGACCTGAAGCGCTCTGCCGTCACCAACGAAGTCTCCGGCACTGGTTACACCGCCGGTGGCGTGACCACTGCCTGCACAGTCACCAAGTCCACCGCTAACGATCGCGTCACCCTCAGCTTTGCTGCTGTGAACTGGGCCACCAGCACCATCACAGCCAGGGCTGCTGTGATCTACAAGTCACGCGGTGGTGCCAGCAGCGCCGATGAGTTGGTCTGCTACGTCGATTTCGGCGGTGATGTCAGCAGCAGCTCTGCAACCTTCAGCTTGGGCAGCAGCACCATCACGCTGCAGAACTGATGGCTACCTTCCCGGCACTGGAGCCGGTCACGCGCCGCTACAGCATGGGCGTGTTCCCTGTCACCGAGGAACGCGGCTTCGGTGGTGGCAGCATCCGCTTCCGGCATGGCACCACCGCCTACAGCCACAACCTCGAACTGGGCTTTGCTGCAATCACTCAGGCACAGGCCAAGCTGCTGCGCGATCACTACCGCGAGCAACAAGGCGGCTACATCGCATTCCCGCTCAGCACTGAAGCGTGGGCCGGCCACACCAGCTTTACCGACCTGGTGCCAACCTCCACGCACTGGCGCTATGCCGCACAGCCGCAGGAAGACCACCTATCCGCCGGCTATGTGAACGTCTCGATCAGCCTGATCAGCGTGCCAGCTGTGGTTGCTGCAGCATCTTCCGGCCTGGCCTCCACCGTCACAGCCACCCTGGCGGGCGGCGCAGCATCGGGTAGCTAACCTAGGGAAGCGATTTGTTGCAGTCATGGCGCTCACCCCTGAAGCTGCTACCAGCATTGCCGTAACGTTGCTGGCCGGCTCCGAAATCCTCAGCCTCCTGCCAGGCGTTAAGGCCAACGGCTGGGTTCAGCTGATCCTCGGCGCATTGCGTGGCATTGCCTCGCGTAAGCGGTGACTGAGCCAACGCACGGCGAGATCCTTCGCGCTATCGGCGTGCTGGAAGGCCAACTCAAACAGCTGCTTGATGCTGCTATTTCCGACAAGACTGAGCGGAGCGGGCTAGGCGTCCGCGTTGGCCGATTGGAGACGCGCATGGCGCAGGTAGTCATCCTGGCCGTCGTCGCCGCCATGCTGAGCCCTGTTATCTGGTCCGAGATCAAGAGCGCATTTAGCTACCGGCAACCAGCACCGCAGCATCTGCAACGGCCATGACGCAACCACTGCGGCTGATTGACCTGTTTCGATACTTCAAGGGCCTGCCGCACCAGTTGGCCGCGATCAGCGAACTGGAAGCGGCGATCAGCCCGCATCTATTGAGACGGGATCAGCCATGGTTCAAGACATGGAGCGTCCCCGGCAAGCAGACCGACCTGGCTGATGCGATCCAGATCATCAAAGAGTTTGAGGGCTGCCACCTTAGCGCCTACCCCGATCCGCTCAGCGGCGGCGATCCTTGGACGATCGGATAC